CGAAGGTGATGACGCCATCAATCATATTTTCAGCCTGCGCCGCTTCAGCGCCCAACATGCGGCCCTGGCCCATGCCTTTTTGTACGGTTGCGGCGTTAACACCGCGACCACGGGCGACGGCGGCTATAAATAGCGTGTAATACTCGTTTATACGCATTTCATAAGCGGTTTTGGCTTCTTCCGAGAGCGGTTCAAACGGGTTGCCCTCGGTTTTGTATTTTCCGGCGCTGATTAAGGTCGTTTCAATGCCGTCTTTTTCCAGCATCTTGCCCAGGTAGCGGTGCGCGCCATAAACGCCTATGCTGCCCGCTTCGCCGCCCGGTGTGCAGTATAATTCGCTGCATTGGGAGCCTAGCCAATACGTGGCGCTGGCCGCCATGCTGTTGACGATGCCAATGATAGGTTTTTGCGCCCTGGCCTGGTAGATTACGTCGGCGGCTTCGGAGGTGCCGAAAACGCTGCCGCCGGGTCCGTCTAAATCGAGCAAAATTTGTGCCACGCTTGAATTATTGGCCGCCGCTTTGACCGCGTTGGCGATTGAGGCGGTGGAGGTGCCGCCAGGGCCGCTGATATTTTGCGGGGGTCTTTGGGTCAGTACGCCGTAAACAGGAATAACGGCGATAGCGCCGGATTTTTGTCCTTGCGTTTGCCTGGCTGCCCGGATTTGTTTGTCGTCGTCGATTTTTTCCTGGATTTCAGCCGATACCGGGGCGTCAATTGCCCAGCGGGTCAAGACATCGGCCATTAATGCCAGGTAATCAGGCGTTAGCGCCCAGGGCGTTGAGGCAAATTGGGCTAATAACAACTGGCGTTTCATGGTTTTTCCTTTTCTTAAAAGACCCAAATGACCCATTACCAAGGCCGGTAAAGTTGGGCGCAAAAATAACAGCCTGGAAGGTGGAATTGGAATCCGCTTTCAAACTGACCGCCTCGCTCCAAGCGAAAGCTAACAGTTAGTGCGGGTCGAGTTTCACGGCCATCCTGAAACAAGCAACAACTCACGCTGCTACCTTCTCTGGTTGATATATGGCTCCACTCATGGCTAACCCAGCCATTTTTATATTTATGGCTGCATTCAAATCCCTATCAAGAGACAATCCGCAACCACATTCATAAACTCTTTCGCTCAATTTCATAGGCTTTATTTCGCCACAACTTGAGCACGTCTTGGTACTCGGAAACCAGCGACTAATTTTAACCACTTCTTTTCCGTACCATTGCGCCTTGTATTCAATCTGCCGGTTTAGCTCGAATATACCCACATCTGCAACCGCTTTTGATAACTTGCGATTCTTCAACATGCCGGATACATTCAAATCCTCAACACAGATAACATCATTTTCACTCACAAGTTTAGTCGTGAGCTTGTGCAAGAAATCCTTCCGAGAGTTGGTTATCGTCTCATGAATCCTCGCTACAACAATCCGTTGCTTCTTCCATCCGTTACTACCTTTCTTTTTCCTGCTTAAAACCCGTTGCGCCTTCTTGAGCCTACGCTGGTAATAATACGTATACTTCGGTGCGCCTGAGTGAAATCCATCACTGGTTACAACTACGTCCTTTATGCCGACATCAATACCGACAACCTTTCCAGTCATTGGCATTAAGCCCTGCTCAACCTCGCACATGAAACCGACAAAATACTTGCCACTGGCAGACTTGCTAACCGTAACCATCTTGGGTATTCCACCGGGTACTTGTGACCATTTCACTTTCAATTCGCCAAGTTTAGGCAACTTCAGCAACTCACCAGCACGAAAATTATTCAGTACAATCCGTTGATCCAGTTGATACCTGATACTTTGTGCATGGCTCTTTTTCTTGAACTTTGGGAACTTTGCCCGGCCCTTAAAAAAGTTATCGAACGCCTTATCCTGGTCAATCAGTTTTTGGTTCAACACACCGGCTGTTGCATCACACAACCACGGATATTCTGTTTTCTTGTACTGGGTAATATGTCGGCTCAAATCGTTTGAGTTCAGGCTAACATCCCAGTTTTTATAGGCATAATCCCTCTCAATCAATCCACGATTCCAGACAAACCGCGCACAACCGAACTCGATAGCCAGTTGTGCAGCTTGTGCTTTTGTTGGTTCAAACTTGAATTTATAGGCTTTCATGATTTTCATGTGTATAATATAGCACAGTAAAACACACATGCACAGTAAATTACACATGAAATCAAAAATAAAAACAGTCCGATTCCAGATTGTATTACCCGAATACCTGAAAATAGAGCTTGTTAAAGCCTCTGAAAATCTAGGTGTGTCTATGTCCGAATACATAAAAGATGCGCTTAAAGAAAAATTAAAGCAGAAAGCGGATGCCATTTAAATCGGCCCTCGCGTTCCGCGCTCCACTTCGTTACGCGACTCCACTGGGGGGTCGCGCTCATCCATGATCGCTTCCAATGGCGACGGTATGCGCCGGTTTATAGCGGTTAATCAGGCATTCGAGCAATTGATTGCCCCAGGCGGCCAACGCTTCATTCACGCCGCCGGATATTCTGAACCAGGCGACCGTCGTTGTCGGCGCATTGACCTGCCAGGCGAAATACCAATCAGGCCCATAAATGGAATCGGCTACCGTCATGCCGACGTTAAACGGATTGAATTCGGTGATGGTGATGCTAAAACCGGCTGCCAACGCTAAAGCGATAAAATAAGCCCGTGACTGGCCGCCGATACTGATCATCTGCGAGACCAGCGCATCATGGCGCTGCTGCACCGTTTGCTCAATGCCATACATGCACGCGGTCGGCAGGCCAAAGATGCGCTCATAATCGGTCAGCAATTCATACGTAACGCGCGGGTCCGCTTCCTCAATCAGCACATCAGCACGCGCCTGAACACGGGCAAATTCCTGCGCCCAGGCGTTAAGCTGCAACGTCAGCGTGGCGGCATCATCATCCGTTGACCAGGCAGGGCCCGGCGGCAACAACGCGGCTAATTGCCGGGCGTAATCATCCGCACTCAGGTCCATGTGATGGTTCCCATGACGCTAATAGCGCCGGTTACATTAGTTACATTGGCTGCGGGCGTCGTCAGAACGTGATCAAACTCATCGGTTGCAATACTGATAGCCTCGCGAATATGACTTAAATAAATCGTGCCTCCCGGTACGGCTTCCCGTTTTATCAAGTCGGTTAATTCCTGAGTAATGGCCGCTTTTACAGTCGTATTCGATGGAGATAAGGCGTTGATTGTAAAATTCAGCGGCACGGCAACGGGAGCCGCCACGGTAACGGCCGCTGTTACCGGCCGAAGCGGGTCAATGTAAGCGGCAACCACGGCGACATCGCCGGATAGAGGAATGCCATCCGAATAATTATCATCCATCATAAAGCGCACGGTCACCGCGCCAATGCCCAATTCCTGTGGATAAACCCAGGCACGCGTCACGCCAGGCACAGCTAGCGCCCAGGCTTCATAATCCGCCCGGTCGCCGCCTTGGGGCGGTTGTTTGATACGAAGCAACAGGCGATAACGCAAACTGTCATCGGTTTCAATATCGTTGCCGCCGGTCATTGCTCCAGCTAAAGCGCCTGAATTAACGCCGGAAACCGGCGCTTGTAGCGTAAAAGTCTGTCCGGTTAACCGGTTGCCTGCCAGACCTGGAATAACGGCGTTAACCGTTGCCCAGACGATTCCAGCGGAAATAGTTGCATCAGCAGCGGTCGCAAACAATTGGCCGTCGTATGCTGCCAACTGAGTGCCGGCCGTAATAACGATGCCGTTGGTTCCGGTAAACTTCACCTGTCCGGTGGCCACCGTCGCCTGTTTCCGAGTTATCCCCCAAATACTGGCCCAGCGTTCGAGCATATCACCGTCAGCCGTGTCGTAAATGAGTTGACGTGACAGCCAGTCCAGATAGCCGTACAGTCCGTGCGCCGTACCGGACATCGCGCGGGCGTATACTTCGCCGTCCGAACGCCTGAGTAGGTCAGGGTTTGGCAGGCGTGAGACAATATCATCGCGGGTGCGGTTGATAAGTTCAGGTAACAGCGGGCGGCTAAACGGCATTGAATATATCCCAAACGTTTGCAAAACGGACAGTGAGCGACGATTGATCGCCCCGTATTATTTTAATACCCAGGGCCAGCATAAATAAATCCTGCCGTTCAGACTGCACCTGAACAGATGCTGCAACGCCGTCATCGATGAGCCATTGCAAAGCTTCCTCGGCATATTCCTTGGCGCGTAAAACCGTTTCTGTGGTCAGTTTTGCACGGGACAGAAGCCATAAACGTGAGCCAATACGGTCGTTATCGATTTGCGGATAGGTGTCACCCCACCAACCGTATTTGTTGGTACTCGGAAGATCATCATCCGGATTAGCACGACGCCAGGTGAACAGGGAAATAATCACTGCCCTGGCTAATGCGTCAGTGACATCGGAAACCGCAGTGGTAATGCCATCGACCACCAGTATTAACGGCTGTCCGCTCATGCCGGAACGTCCGTTTGTCCTGAACCGATAGAACCGCCGTTATGCTTATGGCCTTTCAGGCTGATCGTATCGGCCTTGACATCGCCGCCGGTGATTTGCAGCAAAGGCGTAGTCATTTCAACTTTTGTCGTGGCATTAATCGTCAAGGTTTGCGTGGTCATTTGAATCACATGCCCGTTTTTCAGGATAATGGAATCGCCTTCATGCGTATAAATCGCCACTTCGCCCGGTAATAACGCCTGCACACGGTAGCGACGGTCAGACGCGGCGATAATAACGCCGTGCGAACGGTCGCCATCGATGAACGCCGCCAGAACTTCAGCGCCCGGCAAGGGATGGCTAGTATAACCATAGGGTTCCAGATGCTCAACCGCATCTTTTGATTCATTGGCCAACAGTGAAACCTGCAAGGTTTGCAGTTTACCGGCGGCATTGGTCAGCGTGACCGCGCCGCGTGACAGCATATTACTAATACTGCTGGATAGGGTTTTAGATAAACTCATTCGTCAAGCCACGATGGCTCTGTACTTCGTTTTACTGTTTTACGCTTAACCGCCTTGGCCTGCTTTTCCGGTTCGGTCATAAACGCCGCCGCCGGAATACATACTAGCTCGGCAATCATGCCGCTTTCGTCCAGCGTCAAAATCACTTCAGAAATAAGCAAGGCGCTATTAACCCCCATCACCACATCTTTGATGTTGACGGTGATATTGGGTCGCCATAGCGAGCCGTCCCCTTGCCGCCAACCGGCGACACGGTAACGGATTTCCCCGGCTTTTGCCAACCGGACTTGCTGCTCATAGGTCGCCCGTTGCTGACAGGTATTGGCGTCTGCCTGGCCGGCTTGCCTGACCACCAAAACGCGGCGGCGTTGAAGGCTGCCATCGCTTGCACTACCTTGGGCCTGCGACATCTGGGCCGAAGAGGCGTCGGTCCAGTCGTTATCTATTCCGTGTTTGCTAGCCTGGCCCTTAACCGAATAGTGGCTATACACATCGGTATAATCAAAACCCGCCGACCCCGTTAAAATATTGACGCCTAACTCCAACCCGCTGAACGCATGACCGCCGCTGCCGGGTGAGGCCAATACGACATCGCCTGCCGCATTGTCGGTAATTAATATTTGCCGCTGTTTGCCGAGCCGGTCCAGCGACTCGAACGCGGTTTCGCCTTGCTGGATCTGATGATCGCTTATTACCGCGCCGGTGTCTGTTTCGTTGATGACGTTTAGGCCGTATTGTCCGGCCAGTTTTTGCGCGATAACTTCGGCTTTCAAGCCCTTAAATTGCCCGGTTTCATTATCCGCCGAGCAATCAACCAGATCGGCGGTTTTGCTGCGTCCACGAATTATAATTGAAACGCTGTTGGCGTCGTAATCAATCGGCGTCGCATCCACATAACCGGTGCAGACCAGATCACCGCCGATGCGCACCTCGCACAAATCTCCAGGCTTGATCCGGCGCACCTTCTCCACGCTGCCAGGCCATTGATCGGTTACGGAAAGTTCGAAGCTGCGGCATTGTCGCTCGACGCCTGCCTCAATGCGCACAGATTTCCAGCCTTGAAAATCCAGGCCGTTGACGCTGAGTGTGACAAGTTCGGTCATTTATTTTATTCGTCAACAAATTTCAAGTGTTTTTTGTAGAAATCTTTTTCGACGTATGATTTATCGGATTGATAAAAAATATCTATTAATTTCTTAAAAATATCAAGTTCCTCTGGTTGAGTTAAAGTTTTAAATTCTATTGTCTCGGTAAAATATTCTGTATCAATTGTAACTTTCACTTTTTAGCTTCCCCATGTATTTCATTAATTTCATCCTTGAGCATCTTTACTTCTTTTACAAAATTCACATTGAGTGCTTTTATGCTTTCCAATTCTTTGTGTAAATTGAATATCTCGTCCCGTAATTCATTCCAAGCATATTCAGAATGCGGATTTTTCTTCTTTTCCTCGATGAAAAAATCACAAAGCCGGGTGAGGCTAACCAATCTATCACCCGTGCGTCTGTCATTGTTTCGTTCTTTAAATTCCGTCACGGATACCCATGCCTAAAAAATGGCCCCTGCCCGTCCAGTATTCCAAAACAAGACAATGCGTAGAGCAAAATCAGCAAGCCCACCAAAATCCGTATCAGGGCAATAATCTTTGGGGGGAGCGGTAGAAACTGGGCAAACACGTATTCTAAAACAAATAAAATTATGAGGGCCACAATCGCGTAAATGATGACTCCGATAAGACAAGACACAGCTATATCCTAGTAGTTGGTTTAGTTTCCCTGAACAGGTGCGTTAACCAGTTTTCTTTATGCGCCTCCAGCTCAAGCGCGTCTTCTTCCGCCTGTTTTTGCAACTCGTCAAAATGATCACGCTCCGCAAGAACATCTTCCGAAAACTGATACAGCGCGTC